TAGGAGGTCGCGACCCGCCGCGCGTAGGCGAGGTCGGTCACCTGCTCGTAGCTGCCGGCGACGCGCGAGTCGGCGTGATAGGCGCGGCTGATCTGGAGCGGGCCAAGGCTCTTGCCGTTGTCGCCGAGGATCGCGCCGTGCCGGCCCGAGGTCTCGACTTGATGCAAAGCCCGCCAGAAGCTTTCCGGCGGCGCGGCGTGGCTGGCAGAGGCCAGCGCCAGCAAGGCGAGTAGGCGCTTCACGACGCCACCTCCGCGCGGAAGATCGGCGCCATCGAATACTTGCCGAGCGCGTAGACGTACTCGCCGCGGTCATCGCTGCGGATCTTCACGCGCTTCGTGCTGCCGTGAGCCTCGACCGTGGCGAAGGAGCCCTTGCGGTCGATAACCTTTACCGAGAAGACGCAGTCGTAATCACAAGCGCTGCGAGCTTCGAGAACCTGGCCGGATTGGATTGGAGCGGTCATTTGTCGTTGTGGTGTCTCGGGCGTGATTGCCTCCGACACCACCGACAATGCAGACCCGCGCGCCGCGGTCAACTCTTTTTCTCAAAATTCTATCCGGCGGAATCTGACAGTCAGACGTCGACGGCGTCCGCGAGCGCATCGCTGCCGAAGTCGCAGCTGATCGGCTCCGCCTTCACCGCGACGTAAAGCTGGGCAAGGATGCCAGGACTCGTGAGCTCGGCATTGCTCAGATACTCGTCGAACTTATCGCCGCGGAGCCACAGCTTCGCGATCCACGGCGTGAGCGGCGCCTTGCCCGACTGAGCCGCGGCCGCGTCGACGTAGAGTGCGAAGAAGGCCGACGACTCCCGCGCGGCGCGGTCCCAGCGGTGAGCCACGAGGCGGATGTAGTTGCCCGAGATGCCGCTCGGCAGAGTGAAGGATTTCTGGAGAGCCATAAATTAGGTGTAGTCGGTGAAGCGGCCCGAGAGCCGCAGGTTGCCAGCGGCCAGCGTCCCGCCGTCGTTGCGGAAGATCTTTACCACGGCGTTTGTGCTCGTCGAGCCTGCGGCCTGGCTGTCGTAGAAGCCCGCGTAAAGCACGTCCTCGACGACGACGATGCCATCGTCCGGCTTGGCCGAAAAGCCGCGGTTGGTCAGCGAGATGTTCACGTTCTCGCTCGTGCCGCCCCCGGTCAGCGTCACCACTTCGTTGGTCTCGTAAACGACGTTGATTTGGCGCGTGCTCGATCCGCCCCCGGTCTTGATTCCGGTCGTCGTGACGTCGTCGGAGTTGTATTTCGAGACGCTGCCGGTGCCGATGGAGGCGGCGCTGTTCGCGTTGCCGAGACTCGCCCACGCGGAGAAGCTTCCGGTTCTATTGACTGCCCGAACGCGAACGTAGCCGGCGGCCAGCGTCGCATTGTAGAAGAAGCATTGCGTGTCTCGCGTCGTAATCGGTGCGTTCGATCCAGTCGCTGGAGCCCACGAATAATCAGTCGCACCATCCGAATCGGTGCCAGTTACCTTGACCTCGTAATAGGAAAAGTCGGATTGCGTGTTCGGACTCCACGAGACGCGCGTGCCGAAGAGGAACGTCGTGGTTCCGGTGACATATGCAGGCCGAACGGCGTCCTTGGAGATTGCGCCGCCACTCGGTGTCGTCACCGTGCCCGAGTAATTCGGAGCCGTGCGGGAGAGCGTAGCCGAGATCGCGCTGGGCGTGTTCGAGAATGAGATCGCTCGGGCCGCGAACTCATACGCGACGCCAGGAGCAAGGTCATCAATAGACGCCGCAATCGAACCAGACGAGAGCACGTTCGCAACCACGTATTCGCTCGCTCCGCTGCGCCGGTAGAGGATCTGAAGCAGCGCACCGCCGGTCGGCATCGCCGGCGCTGTGACCGTGATGCGGGCCAGAGCGGTGCCGTCCGTCGCGAGATACGTCGTCTCGCTCGCGTAGGTCGGAGCGCTAGGCGTTGACGGCGCGACGTTGGAGACGGCCCCGGCGGTGATCGCGACTGGCGTCGCCTGCACGCGGGTCGCGAAGCCGGACACGTTCTCGAGCGCGTCGTAGGCGTTGACCCAGTAATAGTAGGTAGTGCCAACCGCCACGTCCACGTCGACGAAGCGCGACGCGTCGACCTCGGCGATCTTGTTCGTGTTCGCGTTGGCCGGCGTCACGCCGGTCGTGTTGCGGTAAATGCCGTACTCGGAGAAGTCGGGCGCGGTCGAATCATCCCAGTCAAGGCCCACCGCGGAGCCCGTGCCGATGGTCGCTACGAGGTTCGTGGGGATGCTGGGCGCGACCGTGTCCTTCTGCACGTTGACCGTCGCGGTCACGTAGGAGGTCGAGACCTTGAAGAAGCTCTCGCCGAAGATGCGGACGTTGTACGTCAGTCCGATCTTCACGTCGCTCGATATGTAGTCCGTAGTCTGATCGCCGGGGACGGTGTTCCACGTAAGGTAGGTCGTCGACGTGCTCTCCTTGTATTCGATGCCGACATTGCCGCCGGCCTGGATAAACTCCTCAGCCGGCGCAGACCACGAGACGAGGATGCGAGGCAGCGCTGTGCCGTCCGCTTGGATCTGCTGCGTCGTTCCGTCCGCGGTCAGCGTGAGGTTCGTCGGCGCGGAGAGCGTGAAGGGATTTGGCAGCGTGGTGTTCGGCGCGTCGTCGACGTAAATCTCGTCGTTGACGGTCCAGTCATAGACCGTCGACGCCGTCTCGCGCAGCGTCATCTCGATCGCCAGCTGCGGCGGACTGCCATCGCTCGCGAAGTTCCACTCCATCACCTCGAAGACCTTCTGGGTCCAGCCCATCTTCGAGTTGGTAATCATCACCGTATCGCCGGCCCGCACTTGCATCGCCTCGAGGCGGAAGCGCGCGGTCATCGTGATCTCCTCGCGAGCGCGGCGCAGTTCGATCACGGCCAGCCGCTGGGCGCAGGCGGGCGAGGTCGTGAACGGCAGCGCCACGTCGCGCCAGTAACGGATGCCGGCGTCCTTGGTCACGTAGGTCGTCGACGTGATCTGCGGGAAGTCGGACGGCTGCCAGTCGTTCTCAGGCGAGACGTAGACGCCCTTAACTCCGTTCACACGGTCGCGCGCGGAGGTCTTCGTCTGCACCGTCATCTGGCCGGCGAAGTGCTTCTCGGTCAGCGTGACCGTCGGGATGCGGTAGCCGGCAGCGTAGACTACGACCTTGCCGCCCGAGTAGGCGATCAGGCCGCCCATCGCGGTGATAAGCTTGCCGATGTTTTCGTCCGGCGAGGCGCTCGTGTAGAGCACGCCGTTGGCCTCGTATCGGTTCTCGTAGGTGGCCGGCGAGGTGACCGGCTTGATCTCGACTTGCTCGTCGCAGATGTTCGCCGCGGCGCTCACGGCCGTGTCGTCGACCTCGGCCGAATCCATCGCCATCCCGAGCGAACTGGTCAAGTAGTCCCGCAGGCACAGCGCAGGGTTGGCCGAGTAAGCCGTCGTCGTCGTGCGCGGATCGTAGACCTTCTTGCCCTTGACCACCGCCGAGATGTTCGGGATGCCGCCGGTCCACACCTCTTGGCTCCAGACGAGGCGCACGTAGATGTAAGCGATGCCGCGGAGCCGGTGATTGCTCGTCCACTTGCCATCGGTCAGGCCGGAAGTCGCCGTCTCAAGGTTCGTCTCGACCGTCTGCGTATCGCTGCCGAGCTTCTTGTAAATCTCGGCGTAGCCCGTGAAGCGGCCCTGGGCGGCGCTGCCCGCGCCCGTTAGCGCGAGCTCGTCGTTGAAGTAGACGTCGCCGATCTCCTCGACCTCGTGACCGGCCATCGCGACGACGAGGTGCAGATACTCGTTCTTTGTTCCCGTCGTTGAGATGTAGACGATGACGCCCGAGGTCTTCGTCTGGCCGTAGACGATCTGCCGCGCCGCAATCGGCGAGCGGATCATCTGCGAGCGGTCGGTCAGCGACGGGTCGGAGTAGCTCGGAGCCTTTGGTGCGAGCAGCTTAGAGGCCGCCATCGAGGCAGCGGTCGTCGCGATGAACTTGAGCACGAACATCACCGCGTTTGCCGCGGCGACACTCAGCCCGATATCCATCAAAGCGATCCAGACGACGACGGCGACTTGCGGCATAGTTAGAGGCGCCAGCAGGCGGCACCGTTTAGGTCTAGGAACTCCAGCCCATCGCGGCCCACGAAGGCGGCAGCGTTACCCACGCAGACGCCTAGCCCAATGCCGTTGCCCACATCGCGGGCGATCACGTCACCGCGGCGAGCGAGGCCGATCTGCGTCGGCTCGAGCCCAAGCTCGCGCGCCAACTCCAGAATCCCGCCGGCCTTCTCGATGATGCGCTGGGCGCCGATGCCGCTTGAATATGTGCCGCGGTAGTGCGCCGCGGGATCTCGGCCGGTTGCCCGCGCGACCCAGTCGGCCGCGAAGAGGCAGCAGTCATTCGCGCCCCACGCGAACGGCTGGCTGCGCCGCTCCTCGATGAAGCGCACAAGCTCCGCGGGAATGTCGGCAGCCTTCATTCGTATTCGGTCGTCCCGGTCTTGTCGCCTCCGTTCCAGTTCGTTTGCTGCGTCTGGTTCGGGTTGCCCCAGTAAATGGCCTTCTCCTGTATCGCGGTCACGAACTCCAGCCCGAGATCGCCGGGGAAAAGCGCGGTCTGCTCCTCGTGCGTGTATCGCACCTCGCGCGGGCGCTTGAAGTCAACGAGCCGGTTCTCGGCCGTCATCGTGATGTCCGCGGACTGGCCGTCGTCCGAGATCTGCATCACGTCCATTCGCCCCTGGAACACCGTCACCGGCGACGAGATCAGCGTGCCGGCGGTGGGCGAGAGCGCGCCAAAGAGCACCGTGCAATCTCGTCCTTGGTAATCCTCGGTCAGCGCAAGCGCGATGTTCGCGGTGGGCACGCCCGAGAGCCGCATCGAGATGCCGCGGGCCGCGAGGTCGGTTGTCTCCTCAATCGGCGAGATGCTTCCGAAGGTGCCGATACCGAGATAAGGCACGCCGGCGTAAGTAAGCGTCCCGTAGCCGGTCCAGAGGCGCGTGTAAGCGGAAGGGAAACTAAGCGAGACGAGGATGACCGGCGCCAGCTGCACCGTCGTCACCTCCGTCACCATAGCGGCCGAGAGCGTCCGGCCTGCGGTTGTGATGCTCATTGCGCGACGTCCTCCGCGATGGAGAAGGTGATGCCGTAGATGCTCGCGAGCTCGATCGACCACTCGGTGCGAGACTCGGCCAGCCGAAAGACGCCCTTGGCGTTCGAGTAGGTGATCGCGGTCCCGCCGGCGTAGCTCGAGCGCAGCACCGGAAAGAGGTCCACGCTGCTGGAGGAGTTGACCTGGACGACCTTGTAAAGCGAGGTCGAGATCTGGAGCCAGTCGCCGACCGCGAAGGTGCCGGTCGCGCCGGAGATGCCGAGAGTCGAGGTGTTGGCGGTCGCGCTGCTAACGGTCAGCGTGCCGGTCACGTTTCCCCGCGCTGAGGTGTTGGCGTAATCCTGGAAGTAGAACGTGCCGCGCTGCGCTGCCAGCAGGAAGCCGATCACCTCCTCGGCCGCGGCGCGCGTCATCGGCGGGCACTCGACCGAGCCCATCCACGCCTGCCCCGGCCAATTGTATTGCTGCGTCTGGAACGTGAACGGCGAGACGTTGCGCGAGGTCGCGCTCATTCCCGAGAGCGTCAGCTTCGAGATGCGGAACGGCGACGGCGGCGTGAGTGGGTAGGAAATTGCCATAGCTTAGGCGAACGCTGCGCGATAGGCGCCACCGCGGCGCACCATATCTGGAATCTCGGCCTTGAGGCGTTTGCGCTCCGTCTCAAGGATCGGCACGAGCTCGGAGCGAGTGACGCCGGCGGCGATGTGATAATTGACCGTGACGCCCGCGGCCACCGGCGTGCCTCCGTTGGACTTCATCGCGGAGTTGGAGATGATTCGGCCCGAGGCGCCAGGGACGAAGAGCTCCGGCCCGCGCTCGCCGACGATTGCCGGCTGGCCTCCGGTGATCGGTCCGCCATTGGCGAAAAAGGGAAGCGTCTTGAAGAAGGATCCGATGCCCTTGGCGAGCGGTTCGGTGATCTGCTGCCGGAAGAGCAGCGTGAGGAGGTCGCGAGCGAGCGCCTTGATCGTGTCGCGCAGCTTCTCGCCAGAGAGGATCGCGTTCTCGAAGGCGCCTGCCGTGATCTGGCCGGCCTCCAGCGCAATCTTCCCTTGTTCCTCAAGGAGCTTGTTTAGCTGCGCGGAGACGACGGCCTGATCCTTTATCTTGGCAAGCAACTTCTCTTGCACTTCTCCTATTGGCCTTCCGATTTCGCGGAAAGTAGCGAGCTCAACATTCAGATCGGTGATATCAATCACGAGGCGCCTGTAGCGCTCACTCAGCCCGTCGATTAATTCCTGTTGAGAAAGACCAACGACATTCGCTGCGGGAAGTACCTTTGCGAGTTCACGCTGGGCATCAGCGATTTCCTTATCTAGCGCAAGCGATCCACGCTTGGATTCATTGAGCAGCGTGATAGCCTCGGCCTGCTTTTGCAGCGCCTCGACCGGCTTTGCGCTCATCATCTGCGCGGCCTCATCCAGCAACGAAAGCGCCTGCTGCCGACGAAGATCAAGCGCCTGCCCCTCGGTCAACGATAGCTGCTCAAATTGCAGCTGAAGCTTGCCGATAGATTGAATCGTGGCGTCAATGTCCTTCTTGGACTTCTCCAGCTTGAAGTCGCGAATCGTGTCCTCAACTGACTTGAGGTTCTGCGGGCCAAGCGCGTTTGCGATGTTGATGCCAACCTGACCAAGAGCGATAGGTATCTGCGTCAGGAAATTCAGCGTACCCTCGACCGCCCGCTCCATCCTGATGGCGCTCGCTATTTGCTCATCGCTGAAGCCCATCTCGTCTCCCGCCATAGCGACTTTATCCAGTCGCTGCTTCATCATATTCAGCGTGCCGAGGACAGCCTCGCCACCGAAGGCGAGCTTTGTGATCTTCGCGATGCTCTTCGTCTGGTTCTCCAGCCGAGTCAGCGAATTTTGCACCGAGGCGAACGCAGCCCGCGTCGCGTCGACGGCCCGTAGGGTAAAGGTTGCGCTAGCCATTGCGGTGCTGTGTTCGCTGTTGGTGGTTTAGGTAGGCGATCCAGCCGTTCATCTCGTGGGCTGGCATCTGGAGGACTTCGTAAGCGAACTTGCCGAGACGATCCGCGAGCGCATAGACGGCGAGGAGGTCGGCACCAGCCTCGCCGCCGGCTAGTTTTTTAGCTCTTCAGCCTTCGGCGCATCGTCGGCTAGGATAGCGTTCGCCACTC